TAGAAGAACTTTATTATAACCTGTGCAAACTGGTTGATGATGAACCTACCGCAGATGTGCAGGAGGTCAAGCATGGAGAATGGGAAAATCAAGAACCAGGATATCGTGTTGCAGACTTTATGTGTAGTGTTTGTCATTCTGAGAGTGATAAATTATTTGATTACTGCCCTGACTGCGGAGCTAGAATGGACGGTGAAAGCAATGGATAAAACCTGTTCAAATTGCAAACACGCAATAGGTTTCGGCCCTCTGCATAACAAGGCAATATATGCTTTTTATGCTTTTTGCGAAAAGCGAAGTGATGTCACAAAGGGCAAAGTTCTCGTAGTGAGCAGAAAGAACAAATGCAATGCGTGGGAGAAAAGGAGTGATGCAGACAATGCGTGAAATACTTTTTAGGGGAAAACGTCTAGACAATGGCGAATGGATTCAGGGCTATCCCTGCCGCTATGGTTGGATAGGAAAAGAAAAAGACTATATCATTCCCGATTATGCAAGTGCATTATATACAGCCGAAATTGACCCTGAGACAATCGGTCAGTACACAGGCCTTACCGATATGAACGGCAGGAAGATTTTTGAGGGCGATACTGTTTGGAACAGCTATGACGAAGATTATGGCAAAGTCGAGTGGGATAATGATATGGCGAAATTTATTATAACCTTTCCTACATTCACAGTTGATTTCGCCAACGTTTATGGCGAAGAACTAGAAATTGACGGCAACGTTTATGACAATCCTGAACTCTTGAAAGGTGGTATATAAATGGACATCAAAAAAATCATAAACAATTTTGTTGAAGCACACACTGATGAAATTGAAGCGGCAATCCGCTCTGCGTTGTCGGAAGAAAAATCGATAAATGAAATCAAAGCAGGAGACCACTTTGAGTACAAAGGTATCGAATGGGTTTGTCTTGATGTAAGAAACAAAACTGCTTTTGCAGTGACCGCTAAGGTAATCGCTAATATGCCGTTTAACGATAAATATGAGGACGGTTGTAACAACTGGAGAACATCATCACTGCGGAAATGGCTTAACGGTGAATTTCTTGACAAGAATTTTGACAAAGGTGCACTGCTAGCCAATTTCTCTACCTTGACAGCAGATAATGGTGATGATAAGTACGGTGTCGTCGAAGACTATGTCACACTTATCGATTGCGATCAGTACAGAAAATACAGAAACTTTATGCCTAAGTATGATGATTGGGTATTGACGCTTACCCCTCGTTCTTGTACCGCCGGCAACGCCCGCCACGTGCGTCTCATCACTCCGTCAGGAGAGTTGGACATCAGCTTTGCGGGCATCACTAGCGGAGTCGCCCCCGCTTGCCTGTTTAACCTCAACTATCTTTCATCGTGCTGGCAGGCACACATAATCACACATAAGTGAGGTAATTCCATATGACTAACCGAAAAATCAGAGACTACCAGCGAAACCGCAAACTTAAAGGCATTGTTGATGAAAACTTCAAGACCTTTGCGACTGTGGTAATTGCTCTCAAACAGTTGTTTCCACACGACTGGTACAAAAAAACCATAACTGACTTTACAACATCGTATGCCGAATTTACGGCGCATATGAACAGCTATGATGCAGAAGCATACGATTTCCGCGTTGAAGATTCTTGCCGCAAGCTGAACATCAGTGACAGCGACACCTACGATATTATTTTCAGACTTAACGGCAAGCTCCCTGCTGAGATTTTTCTAGCGTTACAAAACAACTTGAAATGTATGCTGATACATTTGCGCTTGAATTGCAGCATCGGCTCACAGAGATACGCAAAACTAATTGCATATCTAAAATCAGATGCCAAGATATGCGGACAAGCAGATCTTACAGCACTCGGCTTATCGTTCGACGACGACGTTGACTATCGTAAACTCAAATCTAAAACCGAGCAACCGACTTATTCCGACGGAATTAAAGCTCAGCAAATACTGAAAGCACTGAAAGCATACCAAGACGAGGTGATTAAATGTCGGCAACAGCTTTCGAGCAAATCAAAGAGCGACTTACCTGCGTCGAGTACGCACGCAGGATAGGTCTTGCAATAAACAAACCAGGTGACAGATGTGTATCCCCTTTGCGGTCCTCAGCAAACAACAAGTCATCGTTCGTTGTCTACGACGACTATTACTATGACCACGGAGACTCCAAGGGTGGTGACGTTATCGACTTCTGCGCCAACTGTGAGTTCAACGGGAACCGATCAGAGGCACTCCATAAACTCGCAGATCTCACAGGAGTAACCCTCAACTATCAGACGGACAATTGGAAATCCGCACTTGATTCTCGTACAAAACTCGTTGAGAAGTGGCACTCTCAGCTGCGCCCCGAGGATATCGACTATCTGCATGGCCGTAACATTAACGATCAGACCATTAACCGCCTGAAAATCGGCTACACGGGCGAGGGCTATCGCGTAGAACTCCCCGACAAAATAGCTGAACACTATGCTGCTAATCGTATATGTATCCCCTATTTCAAGAACGGATATATAGCTTCCTGGAATGCTCGTGCAACGTCAGATAAGCAGAAGGTCAAGTATCTCAAGCCACCAGTCTCAGACAACTCTGACCGAGCTGTTATCTGGGGTATGCACACACTCAATCGCACGTCGAGCAACCTCCCTCTCGTTATCTGTGAGGGAGCGTTTGACGCTTTAAGCTATGAGCAGGAAAACTATCCGATACTAGCGACTATGGGCGGAGCTTTCAGCAAATCTAATCGTGAACAGCTTCCTGTAATAATCTCAGCCGCTAAGCAGTTCCCATATGTGTTGCTTAGTTTCGACACTGACGAGCCTGGCAGAAAATTCACTCTTAAACTTGGCAAGCAGCTTTTCTCACACCGCATACCTTTCAAAGTAGCGGCTATCCCGCCTGCATTCAAGGACGTGTCCGAATACTATTCACACGGCTATTCCCTTGCAGATCTCGTTGACAACGCAACACCAGGTGTCAACGAACTTGCCAAGCGACTTACGGACCGCGAGGAACTCAAGCAGTTCTGTCACGAAGCCGCACGCTGGGTAGCCAAGCCTGAGCTATCAGACTTATTCTCAGCTATCCGTGAGAACATCTCGATATACCGTCCTGAGATGTCAAGCGACTATCTCAACGAGCTGCGCAAGTCCTGCTTCGCATCCCCTAACGAGGATATAATAGCCAAATATGTTGCCAAACGACATAATCTCAGATATCTTGCCAACGTGGGCTTCTACGAATATTCGCATGGCTACTGGCAAGCTCTCGATGATGATGTCATCGGCGGCTACATATCCCGTGAGCTGGGTTCATATCGCACAGGCAGCAAGCTCACATCAATTACGAAGCTTCTCCGTACCGACTGTATCACGCAGGAACAGTTTAATAAGCAGCCTCTCCTGAGTTTCATCAACGGCACGCTAGACCTCAGAGACCTCACATTCCGCGAGCACTCCCCGTCCGATATGCTCACAGTTCAGTTCAATTTTCCATACGTCCCCGGCACAACTTCTGAGCGCTGGAACAAATTCATATACGATGTTTCAGCCGGCGACGCTAAGCGTATGTCGCTCTTGCAGGAGATAGCAGGATATATTCTCTATACAGATTGTTCCTTGCAGTCCTGTGCTTTTCTTCTCGGTGAGGGTTCAAACGGCAAGTCCGTGTATATTGAAACCCTGCAATCCATTTTTCCGAAAGACGCTCAAACGACTTTCGAGCTGTCAGGCCTTGTTGAGGACTTCAAACGCATTAAGCTGATGAACTCTCTCGTCAACTTCGGTGAGGAAACCAACACAGACGTTAAGGGCGCAGAGTCCGTTTTCAAACAAGTCGTTGCAGGCGGTGCTATCTCAGGCTGCTTCAAGCATAAGGACTTTGTGGACTTTATTCCACGAACGAAATTTATCTTTGCGTGCAACAACATTCCACACTTTAAGGACTTCTCATATGGCCTTGAACGTCGTATGCTGTTCGTTAAATTCTCACGCCGCTTTGTGGACGAGCCAGACCCCGGCAAGCCGAACGAAATGAAAGCGGACCGCACTCTCAAGGACAAGCTCCTTGCGGACAAGCCTGCAATCTTCAACTGGATACTCGAAGGCTATAACCGCCTCAGACAAACCAGCGCATTCACTGTAACGGACGACTCTGAGGACCTTAAACAATCCTTCCGCGAGGTTATCAACCCTGTTTCGGAGTTTGTTTCCGAAGAGCCGTATGCTGAGTTTTTTAATACTCAAAGCACCGACTATATCAGCAACACAAAGCTGTATCAGTTTTACCGCACATGGTGTGAAGAAACAGGTCATCACGCCAAAGCACTTTCGTCATTCAGCAGAGAATTCAAACGACTTACCGAAGATAAGTTAATTGCCGTGCGCAACATGAAAGAGCGAGGCTATCAGCTCAAGGATTCTCAGCAGAAAATCAGCATTTATAACGGCGACGGCTTTGATGAACTTCTCTGACCGCCCATGACAGCCACCTATGACAGATGTATCTGCGCAATCCGACATGTTATCCGTCATAATCCGTCATGGGCTCTCGCTTGTTAATAATTAATTCACAAAACGCACGTTTGTTCTTGCTTATGACAGATATAAAACCACATCTGTCATGGGTAATCCGTCATCT